TTACGGGGTAATGCCAACCGCTGCCGCCACTTTGTCGCCACTTGGCAGCGTTGCCAGAGGATTGAAACGGAGCGCCGTTTCCAGATGATCCGGTGCCAGATGTGCGTAACGCATAGTCATTTTTATATCGTGGTGTCCGAGAATTTTTTGTAAGGCCAGAATGTTTCCACCCGACATCATGAAGTGCGCCGCAAACGTATGGCGCAGAACGTGTGTGAGTTGACCGCGAGGGAGCACGATAGACGTTTTTTCCATCACGGATAAAAATTGAAAATAGCAGTCTGTGAAGAAATTGAACCCATCAAGCGCCATGATCTCTTCGTAAAGCTCTTTACTGATAGGGATGCTTCTGTTTTTCTTCCCCTTCGTTCTTACAAAGGTAATTCGGTATTTGGTCACCTGTGAACGAGTAAGATTTACGGCTTCTCGCCAGCGTGCGCCTGTGCTTAAGCATATCTTAACTACCAGTGCCAGAATTGGGTCCTGACGTTTGCAATCAGCCAGTAATTCAACAATCTGCTCATGGGTAAGCCATGCCATCTCTTTTTCTGCGATGGTGAATTTTCGCATGTTCTCCAGTGGGTTCGGATACGACCATTCGCCCAGGCGGGATAGTTCGCTAAAAACACTACTTAGATAGCTTTGCTCCAGGTTAATGGTGACCGGGCTTGCTCCTTTCTTCCATTTCTCGCTGAAGTAGATCTCACCTGTCAGGCGTTTATCTCGATAGTGGGCAAACATTTTAGAGGTTAGATCAGTTGCAAGGGGATTGCCCAGAGCGTCAACCATCAGCAGCAATTTGTCATAGACATGCTGCCCAGCAGTCAGTGATTTACCATGTAGTTTGAACCATAGCTCAACCACGTCTTTCAGTGTTCGACGATCCACTGATTCACCTAGCCAGGGCTTTGCTTCGGTTTCTTCCATCGTGTGACGCTCAAAAGCCAGTGCTTCGCCTTTGGTGGCGAATTGTTTACGCACACGACGCCCACTACGTCCGGCGGGGTAACATTCGCAAAGCCATTTTCCTGTGGTGAGTTTTCGTACAGCCATAAAAAATGCCCTCCAATAGAGAGCATTTTTACTGTATGTATAACCAGTGTCAATGTATGAAATCCTGCGACCATACATCTCACTGAAGCCATAATGAAGTAGGCTATTCTTTTTGCTATGTGATCATGTAACTTTTGCGGTTAACCTGTGGCTCATTTTTATTTTAGGCGCAGATATAAAAGCAAAAGTTATCGTGAGTTTTTAGTACAGATTTTTTTGGATTTACTAATAGTTCCATCATTGCAAACGAATTTGCCATCAGAGGTACAGTGAGAAACACCTCCCTTTTTCCCTGAGCAGGGATAATTTCTAGCATAGGTAGCTAGTGGGTTTAATAACAAAGAACATGACAAAACCACAAAAAATACCTTACCAAGCATAATTTCCTCCCGGTACTATTTAACATACTTGACTGTTAAGCTTATAATTTTACCAATTATTTCAATGTCTTCTATCTTACATTCGAAGGCTCTGTTTCCACCCTCGACGAAGATTCTTCCACCGGGTAAACGAGTAATGTCACGGATCGTTATTTCGCCATCAATACTTATTACCCATTTACCATCACGTATATCATCAAATTCCTTATCACAAATAAATTCAGAATTATTATCTGTGATTACAAAAAGATTCTTGAATGCCGACGGTAGAAATTCTCTATCGAAAATATAAAAACCGTCTTCACACAAGGCCCCATCAGATAATACATATTTAGCAACTTCCATAGTATTTGTATTACCTGAAGTTTGCTTTGAACCATGCCCGGTTGTGAGCCAATTAAGCGAGGTGCCTGTTTCAAGGGCGCACTGGATTACCCATTCTGCTGGGAATGAGTCACGCATGTAGCGTGTGGCGAGTGTACTTTTAGAGATTCCTAAATGATCGCACAACGCCTGTCGAGTCTTGAATCCATAAGCTTCTACCATGCGCTCTATGGCGCCTCGTCCGCCTTTCTCCAAATTCATGGTCACTCCAAGTGAACTTTTATCTTGACGATTTCACTGTGCGATCGTATGTTTATGGTGTTCACAAAATACAAACGATCCGTATTCGTCCTGATTAATCATCATTAAACGAGGAATGTTGCATCATGAGACCTAACATTTCAATCACTCTTACCACGCCTCATGTGACTATTGAACGCTATAGCGAGCTGACAGGGCTATCCATCGATACCATCAATGACATGTTGGCTGATGGACGCCTTATCCGTCACCGTCTGCGCAAAGATAAAAAACGCGAAAAAGTGATGATCAACATAGCAGCAATGACCGTTGATGCGCTTTCAGAATGCAATCTAAACCTTAATTAGTTCGATTCTGAAATACATCAGAGGCATTGACCATGTTTGATTACCAAGTTTCCAAACATCCACATTTTGATGAAGCCTGTCGTGCATTTGCACTGCGCCACAATCTGGTGCAACTGGCAGAACGTGCAGGCATGAATGTGCAGATTCTGCGGAACAAGCTGAACCCAGCTCAGCCTCATTTATTAACCGCACCAGAAATCTGGCTGCTTACCGATCTGACTGAAGATTCAACGCTGGTAGATGGTTTTCTGGCACAGATTTATTGTCTGCCATGTGTACCGATTAATGAGGTGGCAAAAGAGAAACTGCCACATTACGTCATGAGTGCAACCGCAGAGATCGGGCGTGTTGCTGCAGGTGCGGTGTCTGGCGATGTAAAAACCTGTGCCGGTCGTCGTGATGCTATCAGCAGCATTAACTCTGTAACACGACTGATGGCGCTGGCGGCTGTTTCATTGCAGGCCCGTTTACAGGCTAATCCTGCGATGGCGAGTGCAGTTGATACCGTGACTGGCCTCGGTGCTTCATTTGGTTTGCTGTGAGGTGCTTATGCTGACGAAAGAACCATCATTTGCATCGCTGCTGGTTAAACAAAGCCCGGCAATGCATTACGGTCACGGCTGGATCATGGGGGAGGATGGTAAACGCTGGCATCCGTGCCGTTCACAAGATGAATTGCTGGCAGAACTATCTACGAAAAAACGGGGGAACAAATGGCTATTGAAGGCACTGCGGCGACTGTTCCATTAAGCCCCGGTGAACGCCTGAATGGACTTAATCACATTGCGGAGTTAAGGGCGAAAGTTTTTGGCCTAAATATTGAGTCAGAGCTTGAGCGGTTTATTAAAGATATGCGTGATCCATGGGATATCAATAATGAACAAAATAAAAGGGCACTGGCTGCCATATTCTTTATGGCAAAAATTCCAGCTGAACGTCATAGCATCAGCATTAATGAGCTGACCACTGACGAAAAGCGGGAGTTGATTAAAGCAATGAATCATTTTCGTGTAGTGGTGAGCTTATTTCCCAGACGGCTAACCATGCCGAATTAACCAACTAATGAAATTAATGGCGTAAACCCGCCGGGCATCCCTTTATCTAAATTCAGGAGAATTGATTATGCGTAATATTGAAACCCTCACGACTAAAACCGGACCGGATGATGCAGGGCTTAATATTTTACTGACAGAGGCTCGTCTGGAAGAACGCCGGGCAAGGGCTGAAGCAATGGCAGCTCGCCTTGATAGCCTGGCGTGTCATATCACATCCCGCCAACTAAACCACGTCGAAGCGGCAGAACTGCTGCGTGTGACTGCTGAAGCAATCCAGAACGAAGCGCAGGAGATCCACTGATGGCTGATGCAATGGATCTCGTACAGCAGCGCGTTGAAGAAGAACGCCAGCGCCACATCCGTGCTGCCCGTGCCAAAACACCGGGCGTGTCTCGCGTGCTTTGCATAGAGTGTGAAGCGCCAATTCCGCCAGCACGCCGCCGCGCCATTCCGGGAGTGCAGCTTTGCATTACCTGTCAGGAAATCGCAGAGCTGAAAGGTAAACATTACAACGGAGGTGCTGTATGAGCACCATCCTGAAATGGGCGGGAAATAAAACCGCCATTATGCCAGAACTGAAAAAACACCTTCCTGCTGGCCTGCGACTGGTTGAACCTTTCGCGGGTTCCTGTGCAGTGATGATGGAAACGGATTACCCCAGCTATCTGGTTGCGGATATTAATCCTGATTTAATCAACCTCTATAAAAAGGTTGCCGCTGATTGTGAATTATTTATATCTCGCGCCAGAGTTTTATTTGAGGAAGCAAACAGGGAGGTGGCTTATTACAACATAAGGCAGGAGTTTAACTACTCAACTGAAATTACTAATTTCATGAAAGCGGTATATTTCCTGTATCTCAATCGACATGGTTACCGTGGGTTATGTCGCTATAACAAGAGCGGGCATTTCAACATTCCCTACGGTAATTATAAAAATCCGTATTTCCCTGAAAAAGAAATTCGCGCATTTGCAGAGAAAGCCCAGCGGGCAACGTTTATCTGCGCCAGCTTCGATGAAACGCTGGCGATGTTGCACGCGGGGGATGTTGTGTATTGCGATCCGCCTTATGACGGTACGTTTTCCGGCTATCACACTGATGGCTTCACTGAAGATGACCAGTATCGCCTGGCATCTGTGCTTGAACATCGGTCATCAGAAGGACATCCGGTCATTGTTTCTAACAGTGACACATCCCTGATCCGTTCGCTGTATCGCAATTTTACTCACCACTACATCAAGGCAAAACGCAGCATCGGCGTAGCAGCTGGTGAGAGTAAATCTGCAACTGAAATCATCGCTGTTTCCGGGCCGCGCTGCTGGGTGGGATTTGATCCTTCGCGTGGCGTGGATAGTTCAGCCGTATACGGAGTGCGTGCATGAGCCATGATGATATGAACAACTGCAGCGGCTTTAACGAGGTCGCCGCAGCATTCTCATGGAACAGCCCGAAAAAGGCTATTAACCCTTATCAGGACCCGGCGGAAGTTGCGCCGGTTTCTGCACTTTCAAACCTGATCACTCTGTACGCTGCCGATAACGAGCAGGAACAACTGCGCCGCGAGGCACTGAGTGATCAGGTCTGGGAGCGTTATTTCTTTAATGAATCCCGTGATCCTGTCCAGCGCGAAATGGAGCAGGATAAGCTCATTAGCCGGGCAAAGCTGGCGCATGAGCAGCAGCGTTTTAATCCAGACATGGTCATTCTGGCTGACGTCAATGCCCAGCCTTCCCATATCAGCAAGCCGCTGATGCAACGTATTGAATATTTCAGCAGCCTGGGCAGGCCAAAGGCTTATTCCCGCTATTTGCGTGAGACGATTAAGCCATGTCTGGAACGACTGGAGCATGTCCGCGACTGTCAGCTATCCACTTCTTTTCGCTTTATGGCAAGCCATGAAGGGCTGGATGGCCTGCTTATCCTGCCTGAAATGAGTCAGGATCAGGTGAAGCGCCTGTCTACCCTTGTCGCTGCGCATATGAGCATGTGCCTTGATGCCGCTTGTGGTGATTTGTATGCCACCGATGACGTTAAGCCAGAAGAAATCCGCAAGACATGGGAAAAGGTGGCAGCAGAAACCCTGCGACTGGATGTCATACCGCCTGCGTTTGAGCAACTCCGCCGGAAAAGAAACCGCCGTAAACCCGTGCCCTATGAACTCATTCCGGGGTCGCTGGCGCGTATGCTGTGCGCCGACTGGTGGTATCGGAAATTATGGAAGATGCGTTGCGAATGGCGGGAAGAGCAGTTGCGTGCTGTCTGCCTGGTCAGCAAAAAAGCATCTCCCTATGTCAGCTATGAAGCCGTGATGCATAAACGTGAGCAGCGCCGTAAGTCGCTGGAGTTTTTCCGTTCTCATGAACTGGTGAACGAAGACGGCGACACGCTGAACATGGAGGATGTGGTAAACGCCAGCAGCAGCAACCCGGCGCATCGCCGCAACGAGATGATGACCTGTGTTAAAGGCCTGGAGCTTATCGCGGAAATGCGTGGTGACTGCGCCGTTTTCTACACCATCACCTGTCCGTCACGTTTCCATTCCACGCTAAATAACGGTAGGCCAAACCCGACCTGGACCAACGCGACAGTAAGACAAAGCAGCGATTATCTGGTCGGCATGTTTGCTGCATTTCGTAAGGCTATGCACAAAGCCGGGTTGCGCTGGTATGGCGTGCGGGTGGCTGAGCCGCATCATGACGGCACAGTTCACTGGCACCTGTTGTGTTTCATGCGCAAAAAAGACCGCCGCGCCATTACTGCATTGTTGCGTAAGTTTGCCATCCGTGAAGACCGCGAGGAGCTGGGCAATAACACGGGGCCACGCTTTAAGTCTGAGCTGATAAACCCGCGCAAAGGAACGCCGACAAGCTACATTGCGAAATATATCAGTAAGAATATTGACGGGCGTGGTCTGGCTGGCGAGATCAGTAAGGAAACGGGTAAATCCCTGCGTGATAACGCTGAATACGTTAATGCCTGGGCGTCTCTGCATCGTGTTCAGCAATTCCGCTTCTTTGGCATTCCGGGGCGTCAGGCTTACCGTGAACTGCGATTGCTGGCTGGTCAGGCGGCAAGGCAACAGGGTGACAAAAAAGCAGGTGCGCCGGTACTGGATAACCCGCGCCTTGATGCCATCCTGGCTGCTGCTGATGCTGGTTGTTTTGCCACCTACATCATGAAGCAGGGCGGCGTACTGGTTCCCCGCAAATATCACTTGATCAGAACCGCTTATGAAATCAACGAAGAGCCGACCGCCTATGGTGATCACGGTATTCGTATTTATGGCATCTGGTCACCCATTGCAGAGGGCAAGATCTGCACTCATGCAGTGAAGTGGAAAATAGTTCGTAAGGCCGTTGACGTTCAGGAGGCGGCAGCCGACCAGGGCGCTTGCGCCCCTTGGACTCGTGGCAATAACTGTCCCCTTGCTGAAAATTTGAATCAACAAGGGAAAGACAAATCAGCTGATGGGGATACCAGAACGGATATCACCCGCATGGATGACAAGGAGTTGCACGATTACCTGCACAGTATGAGCAAAAAAGAGCGCCGGGAACTGGCAGCAAGGTTATGCTTGGTTAAACCGAAACGGCGTAAAGACTACAAACAGCGAATTACAGACCATCAGCGACAGCAGCTCGTCTATGAGCTGAAGTCCAGAGGATTTGATAGTAGCGAGAAAGAGGTCGATTTACTCCTTCGCGGCGGCAGTATTCCGTCAGGAGCAGGCCTGCGTATCTTCTATCGGAACCAGCGTTTGCAGGAAGATGATAAGTGGCGGGATCTGTATTAATTACGCGGTTTAACAATTCGTGCTCTTAATAATACCAGGCATATCAGGCTGATGAACGTAAAAAAACGTTTTACATCAGTAAGATTATTATATACTGTGAATATAAACAGTGGTTATGTATACAGTATTGATTTGGTGTTATAGGAGGAAAGATGCAGGACTATTTTTTGGAGTCTTTGAAGCTCCAGCGCATTGATTTTTTTCTTAAGCTTGTAGCGGCTAGTGAGTGTAGTGATGAAGAGAAGGGGCTGGCTTTGCAGTGGGTTTCTGAACTGACAGATGAACTCATGGCAAAAATCAGAAGCCACGAATACAACCGCTCAATGGATATCATCAGCTGAGGTGACTTTTATGCGCATTGAAATAATGATCGATAAAGAGCAGAAGATTAGCCAGTCTACCATGGACGCCCTTGAATCCGAGCTTTACCGCAATCTGCGCCCCCTGTATCCCAAAACGGTAATTCGTATCCGCAAAGGTAGCTCTAACGGTGTGGAACTGACCGGACTGCAACTGGATGAAGAAAGAAAACAAGTGATGAAAATTATGCAGAAAGTGTGGGAAGACGACAGCTGGCTGCATTAAGAAACGTTGCCTCCAGGAGGATTCATTCTGATGGGGGCTAGTTTGGGCAACGAGTGAAACGAGGCGTAAGGTGGGCGGGCATTTTGATAAGTGATCGTCCGCTTTGTGCTAGAAGCGGTCGTTACCGCTTCAGCACTTTGTTAATTAGTGAGGGCTGGTTATTACGTAGTCGCTCTGGTCATCCTCTCCCAGCCTCTCAGGTATTAAATCGTTGAAGGAAATAGTATTACTCTTAGGTTTTTCTTCAATTGGAAGTTCAGCTACCCTTAATTTGAGCGGCATGGGGCAGACGATACCACTAAAAATACAGGTTCCTGTAGATAGCGTTGGAATCGACTCTTCAGTCAGTCGATCTATATATGATACTGATTTTTCAATTGCGTACAGATCATTCTGATTAATAAGGCGATGAATAAAATAATTGTGTGCTTGGGATATGATTGTCGACGATATATCATTAGGGCGTTGACTGGAAATTGTGATAAAAACTCCAAATTTTCTCCCCTCCTTTATGATTTCCTCAAAAGTTTCCAGACGATAATCTCTCCAACTTTCCGTTTCCCGAAAAGAAGTATTAGACAAAATATTGTGGGCTTCATCTATAATGATGTGCAGTGTAGATTTCTCTGTAGACATTTTCTTCATATTGTAAGCCCACTTGGCTATCAAAAGAGGAAGCGTTTTTTTCATGGTTATATTAACCATATTTAGATTCACAACCGTGAAATTATGTTCACCCCAAAAATCAGACTGTCCGGAAGTATCAAATATTTTGGCTATATCTTTACGGTTAGCACTCATTCTATTTATAACTGGTGAAATATGTTCAGGGTTAGACTTGTTAGATAAATATTCCTGTATTAACTGTAAGTACATAAAGTCCAACAGTTCTTCAATCATATCAGTTTTAAATGAAAAATTGCTTGCAAGACTGAATAGATAGGAGCGCTCAGTATCAGCTTCTGTATTGAAAATACTACCACCCCTCAATTTCCATTTATATGCAGTTGAATGATACTCAAGATCAGATATAAGTTCTGGGTCATCTTTGAAAATTGGGCTAAGAAACTGATTTATAGTATCGCATTTGGGTTTGTCGCTACTAAAGAGATTTTGTCTGACTTTTTTCTTCAGGATATTGCGCATAAACTCAAGAGGATTGTCAGCGGTCATCACTTTCTTGCGAAACTCAAGAACTCTCTTCAGGAAAGGTTTCTGTGTTTTGTCTGTTGCATCGGTTAGAACTGAGAGCATATCATGCTCAAGTAGAACCTCTCTGGGTAGAGGAAGTTTGTCACCATTTGCATGGTGCGTGTTGAGATTATAAACCGTCTTCTCGTCAGTAATACAGCGTGGGGCAGTATATTCTCCATTAAAGTCGAATAGAATAAATTTGCATCTTTCACTAAAGTGGTTGCCGAGAATATGTTTAACTTGGGCAATACCTGCTTTGTATAGCGCGGCTAGGGTATTTGACTTTCCGCTGCCTGTATTACCGAAAATGGCAATGTGGGAATTAATAAGACCATTGATTGGTAGTGCAATTTCAATATCTTCAAGATCTGTACGAGTAAACCTCATTACAGTTTCGTCTGCATCAGCTATCTGATGAACCGTCTGTATCATCTCTTCAGTTACCACGAAGACTTCATTGCCGATGAGAGGTAGTTCACGCGAACCACCAATGAAGCAACCAGTACGATCAATGTAACCCGTAAGAGTAGAGGTCAGGTATCGCCGATATCGCCAGGCATCACTGCCGCTCCCAGCGAGATGTTTTTCCTCAATGATTCGTTCCGCTTCAACCTTGCCGATCAGGCTCATGAAACCTTTTTTGATCTCAATGAAGCTACCCACTGATACATTTCTTAGAACTTTTCCCTGATAAAACAAGTCACTGAGATTTTTGTTTTTATCGACCAAAATTGTCACAGCGCGTCCAGAAACCTCACAGACTTCGCCTATACGGAGCACCGCTTCCTCTTCAGTAAAATGCCTGCTCATCTCGAGCCTCCCAGATAGCACGTGATAATGTTATTCATTACCGGAAAATCAACATTTCTTCCCGGCCGATAAATAATCTCTACGTTTGAGTAATCCCGAAATTTCTCCATAAAGCCGTTAACACTGGCCTCATCGAAAGCAAAGATCAGTAGCTTCAGGGTGGCGTTGCGCAGGGCTTTTTTAGTTATCGTTTCAATGTGCTCATCAGCAAATGAGAACCCAAAGACAATTAGTAAAGTTGCTTCTTTATCAAGCTCGTTGGAATAGGTTCTCAGTAAATCATAATAAACGTTCTGTAGTAGAGTCTCTTTAAACTTCTCCTTACGTGGAAGAATAAGTGCATGAGCAAGTACCCATCCTTTCATTTCGGCTAGGGTGGGAAAGTCAAGCGGCTTAATATCTGCAATACGATAAATGATTTTCCCTTTAGAATGCTGCCAAGAGAGCGAACCATGAAGTTTTATAAGGTTAACAGTAGGAAGCTCAACTTTATAATTATACAGATTTCCGGTTGCACTTACAGAATGATTAAAGCTACCCGCATCAAATTCCGCATCTCCCAAAATACTTGCTCTTCTATTGAATCCATCATTAAAAAGAATATTGTTATTACGTGTGGCAGCTTCTTCGATGAATAAATCATAATTAGTTGTAAAAACGTTAATACGCCTCGGAAGTAGGCCAGTTCGGCGGCGGGTCAGTATCTTTTCCAGTGAAGACATAAATGCATCATAATTTGCACGGGTACATTCCAAATCGGTGATCACCTGAGGTGCGAAGGGGGTGCCGTAGCCGCGCTTCAACATGCATTCATGAGGTAGCCAAACATCTGACAAAAAGTCAGCTGCCATCCTTAAGTATTCATCTTCCTGTTCATCATTAATAAGCTGCTGAAGATCCGTTTCGATTGTCCCCAGTACTTTAATCGCTGGGAGGGATGCACCTGATCCGATGAGAAAGTTAATGTTAGCTGACTGAAATATCCGCTCTAAGTAGTCTCGGTCACTATCGTTACCGTAGTATGCGCGCTTGACTGCCATCTTATCCTTCCACAAAACATTGGATTAGTCTGTAATTTATTTAATCTTAACGCCGAGCTCAATACTTTAACATCACTTCTTCTGGCGATTGCTATGAGCCCTTCTTGATAAAAAGTTCGATCGGGAAACTGATCCTTTATGCCACAAGTTTTCTAGCTATCCTCAAAAAATTGGTGTTAAAACTGTGCCAACAAAGTTGCAAGGTTCGCTTCTCGCTCACAGCGAACTTTCATCTTTGTAAACCCGTATGATTCGCTTTTCAGCAGTCATTCAGATACGGATTTACGCTTCCCTTGGCAGCGCATGACTATGACGCATGAGATCGCATGATCGTTTGAGGATCGTTTTTGCTGAAGTCAGCCAGAACTGGCGTGCTTTTGCTTATGTCATGCAGGTGCATGAAAACCACTACATAAAGCGGGCAGGCGTGGCGGGGATACGAGCGCGCGCAGCGGGTGGAAACTCAGATTTGAATGTTGTATAAAAGATGGGATCATTCTGAGGAAAAGTGGATATGAAAAAGAAAACTATTCCGGAGTTGCAGAAGCAAAATCTGGCAAATTTAATTAAAAGTCGGCTTTTTCAACAGAAAAATAAAAATAAAGTTACTGTTTTCCTTTGCGGGGGCGATTTGAATGATCCGTTTTTTTGTAGAAATAAAGTTAAAAGAGTGTTGGAAACACATCCCAAAATAGAAATATTCTATCCTGAGGAGTTGTTTGATGAGCTTTTGTATGGACAAGGTCAGCATAGTCTTTTAAGTTTGGAGAATATTTTAGCTGATTCAGTCGATGTTATTATTATTATTCCTGAAAGCCCAGGTTCTTTCGCTGAATTGGGCGCATTTTCAAATAATGAAAAACTGTGCAAAAAAATGATATGTCTTCAGGATGACAAATTCAAACTTAAAAAAAGCTTTCTTAATTATGGGCCTATAAAACTGCTTCGGCGTGCTAATAGCGGTGCAGTATTGCGAGGAGATTTGTCGACTCTTGAAAGCTTGAGTACAGGTAAAGCTTTTTATAATAGAATTATAAAAAGTATTAATGACATCAAAAAAAATAACCCAGTTAATCACTCAATAGATAATATTCTTCACGCTCGGCGTTTTATACTGCCGTGTATATATTTGATGGATGGTATAGATAATATACTTCTATATGAGCTATTACATTTGGTGACTAAGAAAGATGCTATTCTTTGTGAAATTATCGTTAAGTCTGTTATTTCAAGCTTGATTAAAGAGTCAATAATTAGACGTTCAGTTCAAGGATACCATATTACAGAAATTGGTATGCAATACGTTCTTGAGCATTTTGATCGAAAGGCTTTGGACAATCTACGACTGGATATGATGAACTTCGAAAATCGTGGTAAAACAATACTCCACTATGATAGGATGCGTTTTGCGCACCCTTAGCGAGTGGCTTCTCCGGAAGTTCACTGGACAGTGTTTCGCTGTCCTACATACAATCTGAAGTTTTACCAGTTCCCTCATTGAAAGGAGAACATCTCCCGATGTTCTCCTTTCACTTCGGAATCTGATTTTTATGACGTAAGGGTGCGCTCATGACTTCCGCAACACCATCTCAGGTTTTTCGCTTACGCAATCTTGGATTGCCTGTTATGTCCTCTTTAGAGGATATGTCTAGAGAAATGCGTTTATCAGTAGACATACTCCGGTTGTACATTTATCGTGCTGACAAATACTATAAGGTTTATTCGTTGCCAAAAAGAGATGGCAAGAGATCCCGCATCATTTCACAGCCATCACGTGAGCTGAAGGCATTGCAAGCTTGGGTGTTAAGAAACATCCTTGATAAGTTACATTCATCCCCATTTTCCAAAGGCTTTGAAAAAGGGCAATCAATATTAAATAATGCCAGCCCACATGTAGGAGCTAACTATGTATTAAATATTGATTTAGAAGATTGTTTTAATACTATTCTGATAGAGAAAATCTATACTGTTTTTCATTCTCTGGGGTATAACTCTACTATTTCTAATGCTTTAGCAAGATTGTGTTCATTTAATGGTTCGCTACCTCAAGGTGCACCATCTTCTCCAAAGATTGCGAATCTTGTTTTAACTAAATTAGATTATAGAATACATGGATATGCAGGTAGTAAGGGGATCGTATTTACTCGATATGCCGATGATTTGACTTTATCTGCTCAATCTTTAAAAAAAATACTTAAAGCTAAGTCATTTGTATGCTCTATAATACCAAGTGAATCTTTGAAGGTTAATTATAATAAAGTTGCGATTCATGGCCCCAAAGCAAGGAAGGAGGTTACTGGGCTCGTTTTATCTATTGATAATGTTGGAGTTGGCAGAATACGTTATCGCGAAATTAGAAGTAAGATCCATTATCTGGCGGTAAAAAGAAATTCTGATTTCGAACATGTTAAAGGACTTATTGCGTTTGTTAAAAGTGTAGACAAGAAAAACTATAGAAAATTGATGACTTTCTCAAATAAAATGTCTGAAACATATGGGGTTGATCTAAGTGTTCTTTTTCCTAAAAACAAAAAGGCCATTTAATGGCCTTTTTGTTTATTAGGTAATTGAATAACTCACGAAATTAATAACTTCTTCATTTATCCATTCGTTCAGCTCTTCTAGTCTTTTTTGTAAAGGGATGAGTTCATTCCTCACAAAAACATTAGCAGCTTTCTCTACATCCCCAAACCCTCCAACATTATTAGGCATAATCCCCATCATTTGCGGTGGCACACGATGCGCCGCCATCATGTCATCCCGGCTCACGTTCTTGATATTCAGAAACTCATCCTTCGCCGCGACTTCTGACAGAGGAATGATCTGAAGCCCGTCCTTTTTGCCGTTAGGCGAGTACATAAACAAGTTGCGGAAGTTGCCAGGGCCTTTGGCGCTTTTCATCGCATTGCGGAGGTTGTTCACGTCCTCCTGGTTCTGCGCGGCATCGGTCATGTACATGATGAAGCCAGCATGACTGCCGTTAATGTAATACTTGCGGCGGAACAGCGTGGCGGACTCGTTGAGCAGAGCTGACGGAATGGCAGAAAGATAACCGGGCAGGCCGTAGATCTCCTGGTTGATGTCCGGTTCCATCAGATGAAAAATGCTGCCTTTCGTGAACTGATACGGCTGGGGTGTCATACCGTATTGCACAAACCAGTAGGTATCCAGGTCTAACCCGCGTCGGGTGTATTTTGCCAGCGCAGGTTCAAGGGCGATAACTTCACCGAAGCGGTTCGTGCGTTTCTCCAGATAGGCGTTACCAAATACCAGATAGTCCTGCACAAAACGCGAAAAAGCCTGTTGGCTGAGCAGCGGATGAGGGATATAGGTACTGGTCAGAATGTTGCACTTTACTGCAATCGGGGAACTGTGATGCACGGCAGCGCGGAAGGTGCGCGCCAGCCCGTCGAAACTCACTGGTGGCTCATACCAACGGTCCATCTGTACGCATTCCACATAGTCCAGTAATTCTCGGCGGTCCAGAACAGGAACGGGATCGCCGAAGCTGAATGCTTCGGCTGTAGTTTGACTTTTAAGCTGGATCTGTTTCGTCGCCGCAGCGCGGTTCTTCTTACTCTTTCCCATCAAAAAATCTCCACAATATTGCTGGTATTGGCGGATTCGCCCTGCAGCGGTTCGTTAAACAGTGCGTGCATCGTTGCCCAGGCCAGATCGGCGTGGCTGGCTTCTTCGCTGCGGCTGGCTTCATAGGTCGGGCGGTTGCCACTGGCGGTGGTGGCGCGACGGATTGCCATGAATGACTGCGCAATGTCGGTGTGCCCGGCGTCAAACTCCAGACGGCGGTGGCTGATAATGTCGTAGGCCTTGAGTACCAGGGCGTTTTTAACGTTGGGGTTGTAGACAAACTCCCGGACGGCAGGAAAGAACGCTTTCACGTTCTCATAAACTCCGTGACCAACGCCGGTTGAGTCGATGCCGATATAGGTCACGTTGTACTGTTCGGTCAGTTTTTTGATGGCGTCAGCCTGGGCGCGAAAGTCCATCCCGCGCCACTGGTGACGCTCAAGAATGCGGAACTTGCCGCCCGGCACGGCTGGCGGTGCCACCACCACACATCCGGCACTGTCGCCGTTCTGCGTACCTTTCGCCGGGTCATAACCGATCCACACTTCGCGCCAGCCAAATGGGCGCAGTGCCAGTGCATGAAAGTCGGTCCAGACTTCCCAGCTGTCCACCATGCACGCCTGCAGCTCGCTGAGTGGGAACACAGACGCGAGATCGTCCACAAACTCGCACATCAGCAGGTTCTGGTATTCGTCCGGGCTGTACTCCATGCGTAACTGATCGAGGTCGAACAGGTTACATCCGCCGCGCACTGCATCTTCCACGGTGACAATCTGGCGGTATTGCCCGTCTGCGCACAGCAGGCCGGGGGCCAGATTGCTGTGGGACAGGTCGATGTCCACCTTATCGGCTTTGTTGCGCCCACGGTTGAATAGCGCACCGGACCAGAACGGATAAGCACTGTGTGTCAGGCTGGATGGCGTGGAAAAATAGGTTTGTCGCCATTTCTTGTGAATAGCCATACCGGAAGCCACTTTGCGCAGTTCCTGGAATTTCGGTATCCAGAAATATTCATCCAGATACAGGTTGCCGTGATAACTCTGGGCCGTGCGGGCATTGGTGCCGAGGAAGTAAAGCGTGGCCCCGTTAGGAAGCACCATCGGATCGCCTTTCAACTCCACCTCCACTTCTTTGGCGAAGTCGATGATGTACTGCTTAAAGACGTGGGCCTGTGCCTTGCTGGCGGAAAGGAAAATCTGGTTACGTCCGGTCAGCAGGGCGTCAATCAGGGCTTCACGGGCAAAGTAAAAGGTCGCGCCGATCTGGCGTGACTTCAGCAGGTTGCGGATGCGGTTGGTTTTTCCGGCTTCCCACCAGTGGCGCTGGTAGTTGAACATGGAGGAATGGAAGATTTCTTCCAGCTTCTCAATCTGCTCATCGGTGAAAACATTCTTTTCCGGCTGACGGCGTGGGCCTTTGTTGCGGTTGGCGACGTTAGGGTTTAAGTCGGATTCGTTGCCGCCATTGTTAAACTTGCCGATCCGCGCGTGGCGCTCAGACTGGCGCGCCAGCAGGTCAATCTCTTTGAAATCTTTCCCTTCTTTGTGCTCCTTCATGATGAGCTGGCAGTAGCGTGCGGCGGTGGTGAGCTGCATCTGATCCAGCGGCCCATAGTCACCCCACTTGTCGCGTTTTTTCCAGCTGTGAACGGTTGCAACTTTCTCGCCCAGCATTTCAGCAATGCGGGCTACGCGGTATCCCTGAAAGTACAGCAGCATGGCCTGCCGACGGGGATCGAGATCTGCGGGTGTCAGTGTGGTGTTCATGGCACAAACCTACAGCCTTGAATGAAGGCTTTCCCCGCCTGCGGTTTGTGTGGTTGTCGGTACAAATACCGCGCATTGTTTCACTGCCCCCATCACCGCAACCATAAGGCTCCAGTAAGTTTTTTCTAACGGAGCACGGCTCATGACAGTGAAAGCAAAGCGTTTTCGCATCGGGGTGGAAGGTGCCACCACCGACGGACGCGAAATCCAGCGTGAATGGCTGGAACAGATGGCAGCCAGCTACAACCCGGCGGTGTATACCGCGCTGATTAACCTTGAGCACATCAAGTCTTATCTGCCGGACAGCACCTTTAACCGCTACGGCAAGGTGACGGCGCTGTTTGCTGAAGAAATCACGGCAGGTCCGCTGGCAGGCAAGATGGCGCTGTATGCCGACGTTGAGCCAACGGAGTCCCTGGTGGAACTGGTGAAAAAAGGCCAGAAATTATTCACCTCTATGGAAGTCAGCCCGAAGTTCGCTGATACGGGCAAAGCCTACCTGGTCGGCCTGGCTGCCACTGATGACCCTGCCAGTCTGGGTACGGAAATGCTGACATTCAGCGCCAGTGCAGCCCATAACCCGCTGGCAAACCGCAAGCAGAATCCTGCCAATCTCTTTACCGCTGCAGAGGAAACGGTGATCGAACTGGAAGAAATCCAGGACGACAAACCGTCCCTGTTTGCCCGCGTCACGGCGCTGTTTACCAAAAAAGAGCAGTCCGATGAGCTGGCTTCTCCTCTGGCGGATGTGGTCCTGAACAAAACACAGGCGGCATCATGTACGCAGTGGAGCGTAACCAACGGAGGAACGGATGAATAGTCTGCTGCCACCGGGTTCAACACCACTGGAGCGCCGACTGGCGCAAACCTGCAGCGGGATTTCTGATCTGCAGGTGCCGCTTCGTGACTTGTGGAATCCGGCAACCTGTCCGGTCAGTTTCCTGCCTTATCTCGCCTGGGCGTTCTCTGTGGATCGCTGGGACGAGGGCTGGACAGAAAGCGTCAAGCGCCAGGTGGTGAAGGATGCTTTTTATATTCATCAGCATAAAGGGACCACCAGTGCCGTGCGGCGGGTGGTGGAGCCGTTCGGCTTTCTGATCCGCATTATTGAGTGGTGGCAGACCGGAGAGGCACCGGGCACGTTTCGCCTGGATATCGGAGTGCAGGACCATGGCATCACTGAAGATACCTATCTGGAACTTGAGCGACTGATAAGCGATGCCAAACCATGTAGCCGCCACATGATCGGCATGTCCATCAATCTGCAGACCAGCGGCCCGCATTGGGTGGGAGCCGCCAGCTATCTTGGCGAAGAAATCACGATCTATCCGTATATCAACGAAACGATTATTTCCGGTGGCACCGCGCATGAAGGCGGGGCGGTCCATGTTATTGACACAATGAGAGTGAATCCATGAGCACAAAATTTTATACCCTGCTGACGGATATTGGCGCGGCGAAACTTGCCAGCGCCGCCGCGCTCGGTGTGCCGCTAAAAATTACCCATATGGCGGTCGGCGATGGCGGCGGAGTATTACCGACGCCGGACGCAAAGCAGACGGCACTGGTAAATGAGAAACGCCGGGCTGCGTTGAATATGCTTTATATCGACCCGCAGAACAGTAGCCAGATTATTGCTGAACAGGTGATCCCTGAAAACGAGGGCGGTTGGTGGATACGTGAAGTGGGCCTGTTTGATGAGTCCGGGGCATTGATTGCCGTGGGAAACTGCCCGGAAAGCTATAAGCCGAAACTGGCTGAAGGCAGCGGGCGTACCCAGACCGTGCGCATGGTGCTGATTACCAGCAGCACGGACAATATCACCCTGAAAATCGACCCTGCCGTAGTGCTGGCAACCCGCAAGTATGTGGATGATAAGGTACTGGAGCTGAAGGTGTACGCGGATGATCAGATGGCAAAACATCTTGCCGCACCGGACCCGCATTCACAGTATGCACCCAAAGAAAGTCCGACGTTTACCGGGACACCCAAAGCGCCAACGCCAGCAGCAGGGAATAACACCACGCAGATTGCGACCGCCGCGTTTGTTCAGGCGGCTCTGACGGCTCTTATTAATGGTGCGCCAGCCACGCTGGACACGCTGAAAGAAATAGCCGCAGCCATTAACAATGATCCGAAATTCAGTACCACCATTAACAATGCACTGGCACAAAAAGCGCCGCTGTCGAGTCCGGCACTCACCGGAACGCCAACAGCTCCCACGGCGGCGCAGTCGGTCAACAATACACAGATTGCCACTACCGCTTTTGTGAAATCGGCAATTGCAGCAATGGTGGGTTCTGCACCTGCGGCACTGGATACGCTGAACGAACTGGCAGCGGCGCTGGGGAATGATCCGAACTTTGCCACGACAATGCTTAATGCGCTGTCAGGTAAACAACCGCTGGACAATACGCTTACCAATTTGAGTGGAAAGGATGTAGCTGGTCTTCTCACATACCTTGGTTTGGGAGAAGGCTCTGCATTACCTGTTGGCGTCCCTGTTCCGTGGCCTTCAGCCACACCGCCAACAGGCTGGCTGAAATGCAATGGTGCAGCTTTTTCTGCTGAAGAATACCCGGAACTAGCAAAGGCTTATCCGGCAAATAAATTGCCTGATTTACGTGGTGAGTTTATTCGTGGCTGGGATGACGGACGGGGGATTGATACAGGTCGCTCTATTTTAAGTATTCAGGGGTATGCAACGGAGGATCATGCTCATGGATTACCGTCAAGATCCACGATTGTGACTGATGCAACGATTAATTTCTATTTTGATGAAAGCTGGGTAAATAGTGGCACTGACATTATCAAAAGAGGAAACACAAACGATGCCGGATTACCAGCACCGGATTATGGAACCTTTAAAACATATAAACAATCAGTGGCTGGTTTAGGTGCCGCAGCCTCAGAAACGCGTCCGCGTAATATTGCATTTAACTATATCGTGAGGTCAGCCTGATGCATAAAGCAATATTAAATAGTGAGCTTATTGCAACAAAGGCAGGGGATGTTACCGTTTATAACTACGATGGTGAAACACGGGAATATATTTCCACGTCAACTGAATATCTTGCGGTTGGCGTCGGTATCCCGGCATGTTCTTGTTTAGATGCGCCAGTTACACATAAAGCTGGTTATGCAATCTGCCGTTCTGCAGATTTTAACTCATGGGAATATGTGCCAGACCATCGCGGTGAAATCATCTATAGCACCGAAACAGGAGAATCGAAAGAAATCACCGCTCCGGGTGATTATCCTGAAAATACAACCACTATCGCCCCGTTAACGCCATAAGATGAATGGGATGGTGAGAAATGGGTAACAGATACTGTGGCACAGCATAGCGCCGCAGTAGGCGCGGCAGAAGCACAGCGTCAGTCACTGATTGATAATGCAATGGCTTCCATTAGTCTGATTCAGCTGAAATTGCAGGCCGGACGGAATCTGACGCAGGCAGAAACCGCCCGACTTAACGCTGCGCTGGATTACATTGACGCGGTGACGGCAACAGATACCAGCACCGCGCCGGATGTCATCTGGCCTGAACTGCCGGAGGCGTAG